TGAGCCGGTGCACAACCAACCCGAGGATTAGGCCCCCCTACCCGGGGGTAGGGCACCCGGCCGCGGAACCCGCCGTCAGAACTCCTCCGACAACGCCCCGAGACCGGCCGTGTAGTGCTCGCTGTCACCCTTCGTCTGGTTGCAGAGAAGGTGGCTCGAGACCACGTTGCCCGGGTCGTACCGCAGCTCCGGGTACCGGGCCCACGGCCGGAGGTGATCCGCGCTGAAGCTCTGGGGATCAGGCCACTTGAGAGAGTAGTCGATTGGCTGTCCACAGTGCCAACACGGAAGCTTCTTGGCACGCTGCGCCGCTGCTACCTGCTTCCATCGGTAGTCGCTACCACGTGCCATGAGCTGCTCCAGCTGGGGTCGAACCAACGCTACCCGGTCCAGGGCCGGGCGTCCTGCCATTAGACTACGGAGCATCAGCTGCCACGCCAGGACTCGAACCTGGAACCCCCCGATTAACAGTCGGGTGCTCTGCCCATTGAGCTACGAAGCAAGGACCGGTGCTCTGCCATCTGAGCTACCCATCTGGCGACGGGATGGGACTCGAACCCATGACCTCCGGCGTGAGGTGCTCTGCCGCTGAGCTACAGCCGACTGGGTCAGCTGACAGGATTCGAACCTGCGACCATCCTCTGTGGACCTGATGGGAGTCGAACCCATGTTTCGGCAGGGACTGTTCCTGCCCCTTCAGGCAGGCAGTATGTCGGCGAACCAGGACAGGCCCAGAGCAGAGGTTTCCCTCGCTCATAGTTATATAGCGTCTTAGGGGGGACGAACGGCCCGAGCCTATGTCTCGTGAACATAAGCCCGGGCCGCGGGGAGCCGGCCTTGGTTAGACCTCGACCTCCACGACGCGCTCATCCTGGAGCGCCTCGGGAACGCGGTACTCGATGATGGCGTCCACCACGAGCTCGGGGAACTGCTCCTGCACCTCGTCCCAGCGACGGGCCGCCTGGCTGAGGTCCTTCTCGCGGCCGAGCGTGCCCCAGTAGTCACCCTCGAAGACGGTGGTGCCGAAGCCCGTGTAGGCCTGGATCAGGGCGTGGTGCTCGGTCCCGGTGACGTAGGCGTGGCCGACGACGCGGGCCTCGTCCGCGGTGAGCTCCTTGCCGATGGTCACCCGCCAGGGGACGGCCGTACGCCGGCGGGCCTTCTTGGGGATCGGCTGACGGGCGACGCTCACAGGCGCACCCCCGCGGAGGCGAGGATGCCCAGGGCCTGACCGACGGCCTCGGCGTGAGCGGCCGCGGTGTGGCTGTCCTGGCGCGCGATCGCCGCGAGGGACGCGAGCTCGTGAGCCTCGTCCTCCTTGGTGACGGCGGCCTCCTCGAGCTCGATCTGCTTGACGGCGAGCTGGTCGGCCAGGGGGACGGTCTTGCGAAGGGTGATGCCCATTTCGTTCTCTCCTTAGAGGATGGTGAGGTCGAGACCCGACCCCGGGGTTGCGTCGTAGACGACTTCTTGCGTGCGGGTGTCCACCACGGTGCCAGACACGCTGGCGGCGATGAACTTGAGCTGGTCATCGAAGACGGCGTCCCCGGCGACCGGCTGGCCCGCGGTGTCGCGGACCTCGTAGCGTGCCCTTGCCATTCTACACCTCCTCGACCAGGTCGACGGTCTTCTTGGCCTTCTCCAGGAGGGCCTCGAGCTCGCCGCCCTCGTAGGTGACGCGGGCCAGCTCGGTGGTCTCCGCGGGGAAGCTCCGGGGCTCGCTGTAGCGGTCCTCCTTGACGGAGTGCGCCGGCACGGTCTTGCTCACGAAGAGGCTGACCGTGTAGCCCGCCTTGGGCGCGGCGTCAGCCATCAGGCCTTCGCCTCCTTGTCCTCGTGGATCGCCTGCCAGACGATGCCGACGGAGCGAAGGGCGCGGGTAAGCGCCTGCACCGACTTCGCGTTGACGCGGAAGACGCGGCGCTTGCCGATGACGGTGAACTGTGCCATGTGTGTTTCTCCTTGTATGTCGGGGACAAGCCGGGAGGCCCCGCAGTCGCGCAGCCGCAAGCCCCGCAAGTCCCGTGACCCGCGCTGTGGCCAGCACGGGCGGACGCGACCAGGCGACCGAGTCGCGGAGGTCGCTGATGTCGCGCTAGTCGCGCCGGCCGGTGACCGCGAACGAGCCGCGGAACACGAGGATGGCGACGAGCACGAGCCAGAAGGCGCCCCAGAAGCTGGGGGCAGCCACGAAGGCCAGCAGGAGCCCCGCCAGAATGGCGGCGAACCCGGCCAGCACGGCCAACCCCAGGACCAGAATGCCGATGAACATTACGATGGGCACAATGGCCCCCTCTCTCAGACGGCCGGCTTGCCAGCGTCGATCGCAGGGGCCGGGTTGTAGTTCTCCACGGTGATGTGCCCCGGCTCGAGCGAGCTGTCCAGGAGGCGCAGGCTCGGGAAGGGGTCTACCTTGAGCGTAGCGCGTACGGGCTCAGCGGTCAGGGCCTGCCCGAGCTGTTCCCGTGCAGCGGCCAGCTGATTGGCGTAGACGTGCACGTCGCCGGCCGACCAGACCAGGCGAGCCGCGGAGACCTGGTGGCCAGAGACGAGGGTCAGCTCGCGGGCCACGAGGTGGGCTAGCACGCTGGCCTGGAAGAGGTCGAACGGCACCCCCAGCATCATGTCGGCCGAGCGCTGGTAGACGTGCAGGTGGAGCTGGTCGTACTTCGGGCCACGGAGGCTGAACTGGAACAGGACCATGCAGGGCTCGAGCGCCATGTCGCGGAGCTCGGGGACCGACCAGAGCGAGATGACGGCCCTGCGGGTGTCGGGCGCGTCCAGCAGGCGCTTGACCACCTCGGTCAGCTGGTCGACCCCCGCAGCCGGCTGGTCGATGTCATCCCAGGGGTGCGGGGCCTGCAGGCGCGAGCCGCCGGCGTCGCGGTACTGAGCGCCGTAGGTCGGTCCGATGTCACCGTCCTTGTTGGCCCACAGGCTCCAGAGGTCGGCCATCGCGGGCGACCACTGGCGCAGGTGGTGGACGCTGGTCGAGCCGGTCAGCATCCACATGAACTCGCGGAGCGCCATCTTCCAGGGCACCCGCTTGGACGTGATGAGGGCCAGCCGGCCGCCGCTGAGGTCGTACTCCAGGTGCGGGGGCGCGAAGACGCTCATGGTGCCCGTGCCGGTGCGGTCGCGCCGGGGCTCACCGTCGTTGACCACCAGGGCCAGCAGGTTCTCGAAGGTGAAGTCCGCGTTGACGTGCTGGGCGAGCTCGCCGTAGGTCATGCTCATCAGAAACCGTCCCTCGGAGCGGGCGCGTTCAGCGCGGCGATGAGGCCAGCGCGGGTGCGCTCGCCGGAGAGGCCCAGACGGTCAGCGTCCTCCCAGGCCTTCTTGAACGCGGCGATCTGGGCGCGCGTGGGCTGGACCGGGACGGGGGTCAGGGTGACGGTGCCGTCCGGGGCGGGCCTGCCGATCGTGTACTCACGGGTCGGCCCGCCGGCCGGGTCACGCAGGGCAACCCGGTCGGTGGTGAAGACGAGAGTGGCCGTCACGCGAAGACCTCCTTGACGGGGCCCCAGAACTGCTCGAGCCACTCGCGGGAGTGGGTGCCGTACTCGGGGCTGTGGAAGTCGCCCGCGGGGGTCAGGTCGTGGCGATCGCCGTCATCATCGATGAGGGCGACCAGCTTGGGGCCCGCCGGCGGGACGATCTGCTTGGACAGGTTCGCCGCCTCCATGGTGCGGGCGACGATGATCGTCTTGGCCTGGCTGTCGCTGAAGCCGAGGGCGACGAGGCCACTCAGCTCGGCCGCGGCGGTGTCGGCGATGGGCGTGGTGCTCACTTGGTGTTCCTCTCGAAGGTGGTGACAATCGTCCCGAAGTCCAGGACGGAGGTGGAGACCGAGCGGAAGCCGTCGAAGGCCCCCGCGCTGGGTGCGGGCACGTCGGCCTGCGGGTAGCGCCCCCTGACGCGGGACACCACGAGCCGGTCGACCACGGGGCCGAAGAGCTCGATGACCGAGCGGCCGCCGATGACGGCGACGCCGGCAGGCTTGTCGAACCAGCGGGGCGCCTCGAAGAGGAGGTCGCTGGCGATGCCCGGGGTGGCGACCCACGGGATGCCCTGAATCTGCAGGCCGGAGGTCTTGTCGTGGACGGAGTGGGGGTCGCTGGTCAGGACGACCAGCGGGCGCTCCCGAGTCGACTCGCGCGACTTCAGGATGGCCGGCAGGGCCTCGTAGGTCTTGCGGCCCATCACGAGGACGCGGTCGCGGGTGAGCTCGCGGAAGTGGCGCAGGTCGTCGGGCGCGTGGTGCCACGGCAGGCCGGACGGGCGGGCGGTGTCGCCCATGACGAACTCCCCGGCCCGACCAGGCGCCTCCGCCCAGATGGCGATGCTGTCAGTGGTCATAGGTCTCTCCTGGGTTCACGGTCTGAGCCTGGACAGGCTCGTACCACTCGTAGCTGCCGCCGATCTTCTCGGCCCAGCGCTTGGCGTCCTCCTCCGTCTTGGGCGTGGAGAACTGGTGACCCTCCGCGGTGCGGACGAGCCAGCCGGCGGGAACCGGCCTGTAGTCGAGGACGCCGCTGTCGCGGTAGTCCTGGAAGGTGGGCTTGGGCATGGCTCCATCCTAGCGCAGGGGGAGGGGATCAGGCGCCCCCTCCCCAGGGATGCCGGAGGGTCAGCCCTCGTCGGTCTCGACCGGCGGGGTGGCCAGCGCCTGGAGCTCGGCCTCCGAGAGCTCGCGCTCCGGGTCGGACCAGTCCAGGTCGGCGTAGAGGTTCTGCAGCGCGGTCTGGAGGTCCATGCCGAGCACGCCCATGAAGAAGCCCGTGCTGTGGGCGGTGTCGTACGCGGCCTCGAGGACCACGGTGCCGTAGACGCGGGCGAGGATGCGCACGACGTCCTCGGTGGTCTCGGGCTTGGGCGTCTCGGGGTCGTTGGCCAGCCCGTCGAGGAAGGTCTCGATGAGACGCGCCTCGCTGTTGAGCATGTACTCGAGCGCCTGGTAGTGGGCGCGGGAGTGGACCAGCTCGGCCTTGACCACCTCGATGTCGTCCGAGGCCAGGGCCTCCTCGACCATGCCGTAGGTGCGGGTGGAGGGCAGGGCGCCGGCGGTGCGGACGGGGAAGGTCTGGTTCAGCTTGTCGGTGAAGTCGGACACGGTGGGTTCTCGATTCTGTGAGAGGGTTGGGTTGGTGTTCAGTTGTGGTTCAGCGGAAGAGGATGCGGCCGCGCTTCTGCAGGTAGGCCAGGGTGGCCTCCGCCTCACGAGTAGCATACGCCGTCTTGCCGAGAACGGCCCGGGACTCGTTGACGGTCGCCCTGGCGCGGCGAATGCGCTGGGCGAGCCTGATGGTGTCGTCGCCGATCACGCGAAGGCCTCGACGTTCTCGAGGGGCTCGCCGTAGGCGTTGACCTCGACGGGGCTGCCGATGTAGTCGCGGCCCTCGGTGACCCGGCGCTCCATGCCGGCGATCGCGCCCGGCTTGGTGAGGAAGGGGTAGTCCCGGCCGGCGTGGTAGTCGCGCAGGACCCAGCCGGAGTCCTCGCCCATGAAGACGAGGAAGCGGGCCGGCTTGGTCTCGATGACGGCGTCCGAGAGGTCGGGCGCGCCCTCGTTCTCGGTGAAGGCGCGGGAGAGGTCGCTCATCAGCATGATGGGCGGGGTGTCGTACTTGTTCATGGTTCCTGTTTCTGTGGGGTCTGGGCGCCAGGGCGCGTAGGGCAGTTAGGGCCTCGCGTTCCATTAACTCCTAAAGGGCGAGCCTTCTTAGAACTATATAGGAAGCGTGCCCCCCTGATCGCCCTACGCGCCCTGGATGGGCCTCCGGAAGGCCTTCAGGGACTTCACGGCGGCGTAATCGAGCTCGAAGCGGTCCGGCGGGACCTGAGTACGGAGGGTGTCGGGGAGGTGGATGAGGCGCCACAGGGCGTACTTCCGAGCCATCGGGACGCCGGCCTTGTCCATCCAGAGCTCGGGCTCGAGGCCGTTCTTGGACTGGTTGCAGCGATCGCACGCCGGCACGAGGTTGGCGACGTTGCTGCCGCCCCCCATGGCCTCAGGGATGAAGTGGTCCACCTGGAGGCCGGTGGTCCGGCCACAGTAGACGCACCTCCACGTGCGCTTGGGACCCCAGCGGGTCTCCGCGAGGCGAGTCAGCTCGAGCGACTCCTGGACTGACTTCTTCACAGCGGCCTCCGCAGGGCTGGGCGGTAGATGGCGAGGACGGCCCAGATGACCGCCCCCGCCAGGATGAGACGACGGATCACGCGGGCACCGGGGCGCGGAGAGCGCGAACGAACTGCTCACGCGCCTCGCCCCAGGTGTCCCCCTGGTCCTGCGAGGTCTGGAGCAAGTGGAGCGCGCGGCCCAGCGCGCGGTCCTCGACAGCCACGACCTGGTGGCTCTCGAAGCGCGAGTCCGCCCACTCCTCCACGCCGCGGGCGACCTTGGGGAGGCCACCGTAGGGGCTGCGGTGGATGGCGCCGTTGCCGTCGTCCGTCGGGGCCTCGAAGTTCCGGAGAACCTCGTAGGCCTCGGGCGCGACCTTGGCGAGGATGGCCCCGACGGCGCACCCCGGAGTCCCGTCCTCGAACGAGTAGTAGCACTCGCCGGAGCCGTCCTCCTTCGGGTAGACGTAGTCGGGCCCGCGCTCGATGATGACCTGGTCCAGGGCCTCGGCGACCTCGGCGGCGGTGAGAGTCTTCATGGTCAGTTCTCCTTCTTCTTGGTGATGAACAGGGACTCGATGTCCCGGCCCTCGTGGACGAGCATGTTGTCCGGCACGAACGCCGGGGAGCACCCGCAGCCGCACCCCGCGGTGCGGGAGAAGGTCAGCTTGCCGGCGCGGGCGAGGATGCTGTCGGCCTCCTCGGAGGTCTGGCGGAGCTCCTCCACCACGGCCTTCTGGTTCTTGACGACCTGGCGGTTGAGGCGCGCGAAGAGCTTGTCCTCCTCGGGGAACTCACCCTTGCCGTAGTAGGGGTCGCCGTGGGCCTCAGCGTTGGCACGCTGCATGGCGTAGGCCTCGCTGAAGTCGACCTCCTCCTCGCCGCCGACGTAGACGCGCGTCTTGGTGTTGCGCTTCCAGCCGTAGGCGGGGTGGAGGACGATGGTGATCTGGAATCCGTCGGCCTCGAGGGTGAGGCGCTCAGTGCTTGTGCTCATGTAATGATCCTACCCCACAGCGGCCGCGCCCCGCAACCCCCTCTTCACGGGGGTTCACCAGGAACACACCGCGCCCGAGTAGTCGGAGGGCACGTCGCCGTTGCGGTAGCTGATGCCGGCGCGGCGCGACACCGGCTTGCTGGCGTCCCAGTCCCCAGAGTCGGGCGAGACCGTGCTGTACTCGCTGACCAGGACGGGGACCGCCTCGTAGCCGAGGTCGATCGCGGCCGCGAACCGGTGATGCCCGTCGGCAAGGCGCACCATGCCGGCGCTCTCGTCGCTGTCGTCGTAGTGGAAGTTGGTCGCGGCGTCGAGGGGCCGGATGAACCCGTGCTCCCTCACGGAGTCGACCACGTCGTCGTAGTGGCAGTCCTCCCGCTTGTGCTCGAGCTTCCGGTCCCAGCGCTCGGCCCAGGTGTCCCCGGTCACGTAGCGGTTGACGTCCCCCGAGCGGCGGGTCATAAGGTCCGCGATCAGCCACACGTAGGTGCGGCCGATGCGGGGCGGTTCGATCGCGAGCATGGTCAGGCTTCCTCCATCGTGTCGTCACAGCAAGGGCACTTCGGGGCCCCGTAGGCCTCAAGGCGGGCCTTCGAGATTGATACTACGTAGTCCTCACCGGAGGCACACTGGAGCTTGATCGACTTGCCGGAGCGGGACTTGGTCTTGGCCTGCGGGCTGAGGGCCGCGTGGGGGAAGGCGCCCAGCGCCTCAGCCAGGGCGGCGAGCTCGACCCTGAGGGCCTCGCCGGCGACGGTCTCGGTCATCTTCCCGGTCAGGCCCACCTTGACGGCGATCGTCTTGAAGGGCTTGCCGTGCCCCGTGTCGCCGGCCGCGTGGTTGATGGCGTGGACCAGCTCGTGGGTGAGGACGTCCAGGATGCGCACGGGGTCGGAGAGGACCGGGCTGATGAAGACGTGCCCGACGCCGTCCGCGGACGCGGAGCCGGCGAAGCACTGGCCGATGGTCGAGGCGCGACCACCGTGGGGCCAGCCGATGGACACGTGGACGTCGGGGACGTCGTAGCCCTCGCGCTGGAAGATGACGGCGAGCTCTGCGACGGCCTGCTTGAGCCAGGCCTCGCGGTTGGTGTGGTTGGTCATGACTCGATAGTAGCGCGCCGCGGGAACGAGAAACACCCCCCAGAAGAAGTTCCGAAGAATCTCTTCCGGGGGGTGTACCCGCAGCGCCTCGCGCGCTAGAATATAGATATGAACATCAACGAGATGACCGACGCACAGCTCCTCAACAGCACCCTCCCGGGCGCCATGGACGAAGCCGGCCGGCGAGGCTTCATGGTCAGCCCCTCGGGCAAGACCTTCCGCCGCGGCAACGCCGAGCAGAGCGCCCAGTGGGCGCGCGCCGGCTGGACCGTCTGCGCCGGCTAGTCGACCAGGGCCTCGCGCATCTTGGCGAGCGCCCGGCCGCGCTGGGTCTTCACGGTGCCCTTGGTGGACTCGAGGATGAGCGACACCTCCTCGTCCGACTTGGGCTCTCCACGGAAGCCGTAGACCAGCTCGATGACGTCCCGCTCGGCCGGCGAGAGCAGGCCGAGGGCGTAGTGGGCGAGGCGGTAGGTCTCCGCGTCCGCGGTCGGGACGCCGGCGCCCCAGGGCACGGTGACCCACTCGGAGTCGGCGTGGGAGAGGGCGTGCTGGATGGCCCGGAAGGTGTCGGCCGTCATGCCCATCGACGGTGCCAGCTCCGCCGCGCGGGCGTAGTCCTGGTCGGCGGCGCGCCAGACCTTGAACCAGCGGTCCAGGGTCCCGGACGGCACCGCCAGCGAGGTGGCCATCTCGGTCGCCACGCCCCGCAGGACGGTCGGCAGCACCTGCGCCAGCCGCACGTACCGGACGAGGTCGAACCCCTTGATGGCCTCCACGGCCGCCAGGACAAGGTCGGCCTGGAGGTCCTCCACCTGCTCCGGGGTCATGCCCCGCACCGACGACCGCACGCGGTTCGCCGTCTTCTGCAGGATGCCCCTGTACTGGACCAGCAGGGCCCAGCTCGCGTCGCCGTCGCCGGCCTGCGCGCGGGTGATGAGGTCCCGCTCCTCCTCCAGGGCGAGCGACACGCGCCCGACCCTCGCCTTGAACAGCTCGTCCATCAGCCCTGCCACTTCTCGAATGCTTCGTTGAGGTGCCGCTCCGCGGCCTGAAGGGTGAGGGCCGCCTTAGCGAGCGCCTGCTCGGCCTCGATGGCGGCGACCCTGAGCGCCAGCCGGCGGGTGTCCACCACGATCGACGGCGTGGGGTCCGAGGTCAGCCCCTTGCTGCGCTCGGTCGTGTCCTCCTTGGCCACGGGCGACTTGCCGGCCCGCCACTGGGCGTCTCCGACGTCGGCCAGGAGCTGGCGCACCCGGAGGTAGCCGGCCCCGAAGGCCTCGAGGGTCTGAGGGGTATCGGTCATTCGCGGAGCTCCTTCGTCGGCTCGATCCAGATGCGGCAGTCGCGGCACGCCACCCGCGTGCCGATGGTGGTGATCCCGTCCATGTCGATCCGCTGCAGGTGGTACAGCTTTAGCGCCGGGTTGAAGCACTTCGGGCACAGCCCATCCGGGGTGGGGCTGTCCTTGAAGTGCACGTAGTGGTTGATCGCAGCCATCAGAACGGCCTCTCGGTGAACAGGGGCGTGTCCAGGGCGGACTTGCCGGGCGGGTGGTAGTCGGGGCCGTGCCCCCAGGAGAAGCCGTACACGACGCCGTCGGAGTCGAGCTTCATCGAGCCGACCTGCGTCTCCATGGTCTCGCGGATCGCGCGGGCCACGTCCTCGGCGTCCTCGGTGGGGGCCTGGGCGATCAGCTCGTCGTGGACCGGCATGAGGAGGTACTCGCCGAGGCCACCGGTGAAGAGGGCCTCCATGGCGTTCTTGAGGACGTCGGCCGCCGTCGACTGGATCATGTAGTTGATGGCCGCGTAGGTGCGGTCGCGGTCCAGCGCCAGGATGCGGCCGGTCGGCGAGCGGAGCTCCATGCCGTTCCGCTTGGCGTCCCGCTGGAGCTTGTTGGAGTAGCGCTTGATCTCCGGGTAGACCCGGTTGTAGGCGCGTACGACCGCGGTCGACTGGGCGAGGCTGATGCCGAGCTTGGGGGCCAGGCCCTTCGCCCCGCCACCGTAGACGATGCCGAAGCCGGCGCCCTTCATGTGGGTACGGTTCTGCTTGGTGTACCCGGGGCCGTAGGCGAGCTCGGCGGTGTAGCCGTGGAGGTCCAGCCCGTTGAGGATGGCCTCCTTCATCCGCCTGATGTTGGCGAGCTCGGCCACCAGGCGCATCTCGATCTGGGCGTAGTCCGCGGAGATGATGTCCATCCCCGGGTCGGCCACGATCGCGCGGCGCACCTTCCAGTCGCCGGCCGGCAGCTGCTGGAGCGGCGGGTCCGAGACGGCCATGCGCGAGGTGCGCGCCTCCAGCCCGGTGACGTTCGGGTGGATGCGCTGGGCCTCGTCCATCAGGTCGAGGAACTTGCCGAGGTAGGCGTCGGCGAAGCGGAACGACCGCTTGCCGAGGGCGATGTGGCGGGCGAGAGGGTTCGGGTTCTCGAAGCCCTCGATGTCCCCCCAGTACTCGTCCATGCCGGCCAGCGGGAGGAGGACCTCCTTGCCGACCTTGTAGCCGGTCTTGTTCCGCTCGATCAGCTCCGCGCCCGACTCCAGGAGGGCCCGCTCGACCTGCCTAGTCGAGTTGAGGTTCTCCAGGCCGTACTGCTCCCGCACGACGCGGAGGTGCTCCTCGCCCTCGCGGAGGAACTCCTCGCGCTGGCGGGCGGCGTAGCCGGCGTCGATGCGGATACCCTTGCGGCGCATCAGGTTGAGGTAGCCCTGGATGGTGTGCTCGAACTGGGCGAGCTCCACCAGGAGCTTCTGGCGGACCAGCGGGGCCAGGGCCTCGTACAGGCGCGCGGTATAGATGACGTCCAGGCCGGCGTACCGGTTGTAGAGCTCGTCATCGATCGGGATGAGCGCCCAGCCGGTGTCCTTGGTGAACCCCAGCCGGCGGAAGTGGTCGTTCAGGCCGTCCGCGGTGTCGAGCGCGTTCTCGTCCACGTACTGCTCGGAGAGCGGCTTCAGCTTGTGGCCACCACGGCGGTGGGGCTCGACCAGCTTCGACAGGATGATGGTGTCCATCACCCTGGCGGTCATCTCCTCGATGCGGATGCCCGCGACGCGGTTCAGGACCTGGAGGTCGTAGGCCGCGTTGTGCAGGAGCCAGCGCTTGTGCCGGCGGATGCACTCGGTGATGATGTCCCGGAAGACCGACCACTGGAGCACCCAGGCCTCCCGGGTGTCACCCACCTGGACCAGCCTGATGTTGAACGACCGGCCGAACACCTGCAGGCCTGAGGTCTCGGTGTCGAGCGCGAGCGGCGCCTCGGTCCTGGTGTTCAGCCAGGCGAGGAACTCGCGTCCGTCCTCCGGCGACTCGGGGATGCGGATGGTGCAGGTGTCGCCGTCCACGACGTGAGTAAGGGTCCTCACCAGATACCGTCCTCCAGGCTGGGGCCGCTGAGCGGCAGGGTCGGGTCGACCTCCACCTCGATCTTAGCCTGGTGGTCGAAGGGCGAGGCCTGGGAACGCCTGATGTACTTGAACCCCATCACGCCGTTGCGCTTGGCGGCCGGGTAGCCGCGCTCCTCGATCGCGCGGTAGAAGGCACGCGAGGACCAGCCCTTGAGGTCGAGGAAGTTCTCGGCGTCCGCCCAGTCCTGGAAGTCGCGGAAGAGGTCGGTGCGCCCCACCCAGTCGGTCGGGCCGCCCTTGGTGTAGAGGCTCTCCTCGGTGACCGAGATGAACTCGACCAGGGCGTCCGACTGCTTGCGGTAGTCGTCCGTCACGGCGGTGATGCTGGCCGGCTCCTGGAGGCCCGCGCGGTACCAGTCGACGGCGCCGGCGATCGCCCAGGCCAGGATGCCCTCGGCCTCGGCCATCAGCTTCTCCTGGAGGTTGTGGTCCCGCTCCTCGGGCTTGAAGTAGCGGCGCCACTCGATCAGCTTGACGCGGCGCCAGAGGCCCTCGTCCTGGCCCTTGAACGCCGGCTTGTAGTTGGTCGCCATGAGCAGGAGGAACTGCGGCCGGTACTCGAAGAACTCGCGGCGCAGGAAGCGGGCGGTGATCTTGTCCTGGCCGGTGACCCTCTTCAGGAGGGCCTCGTCCATCAGCTTCCCCTGGTTGCCCTCAGGAGCGATGACAAGACGCGCGCCTGCCAGGGCAGCAAGGTCATTGGGAACACCATCTCCGCGACGAGCCTCGAAGGTGCTGAAGGGGGTGATGGTGGTGATGGGCTCGAAGATGGTCGTGAGGACGTCCGACCAGATGGACTTGCCATTGGCTCCCGTTCCGTAGTTGACGATGAAGACCTGCTCGTCCGTCTCGCCGGTGATCCCGTAGCCGACGACCCGCTGCATGTACGCCGGCATCTCGGGCTGGTCGGGGAAGACCTCCTGGAGGAACTGCATCCAGCGGGGTGCCGGCGTCGCCTTGCGGTAGTCGAGGTCGATGCGGCGGGTGAGGAGGAGGGAGGGGTCGTGCGGGAGCAGGGCGCCCGTCTTGAGGTCCACGACGCCGTTGCGGACGGCGAGGAGGTGAGGGTGGCGGTCGAAGTCGCCCAGCTCGGCGCGGATGCCCGGCAGGGACTTCAGCTCCTTGAGGACCGAGTCGATGCCCCGGCTGGTCTCCACGATCTGCTTGTAGCGCCAGGCGCTCGCCGCGAAGTCGGGGTCGTCGTCCACGGCCGCCTTGTACAGCTCCTCGAGGTCGCGGCCGATGAACTGGGCGGCGGTGCGGACGTCGCCGTCGGGGGTCTTGGTCCAGACCCCGTTGTGGAGCTGGAAGAAGCCGGCGGCGTCGGTGAAGCGGAGCGGGTGCCCCTCGTTGGCCAGCTTGTCGCGGAGGTACTGAGCCCCGCCGATGTCGGCGAAGGGGTACGACCAGCGCTTGAGCTTGGCCTGCCGGCCAGTCACGGTGCCGAGCTTGGCAACCTCCTTGACGAAGCCCTGACGGAACCAGGCCGGGTCCTCGGCCCTCCAGTCGGAGAGGTCGAGCCCGTCGCGCATGGGAAGGATCTTGGTGGTGATCCCACGGGCGATCAGCGCCTCGGCGAGCTTCGCGGAGAACTGCTTGCCCGCCGAGTCGCCGTCGCCGGCCACAATGGCCGTACGGCCCTGGAGCATCTCAGCTACGCGGTCGAGGGTGGCCGAGTTCTCCACCAGGCCGGCACCCCGGATGGCCAGGGCGTCGTAACCGGTCGAGACGGCGGTGAGGGCGTCGCCCGGGCCCTCGGTGATGATGACCTCCTCCCAGCCGCTGGTGCCGGGGAAGAAGCCGATGCGGGTCCACGAGGCCTTGGCGGGGTTGGCCGGCCCGGCCCAGCGGACCTGGGCGACGTTGTTCAGCGCGCGGGCCTGGAAGCCGAGCGGCCGGCCGTCGAGGTCGCGGAAGGGGACGACGAGGCGAGGCCCGCCGCCGAGGGACGCGGTCACGCCCAGGCCCAGACGGCGGGCGTCCTCGGGCTCGAGGCCGAAGCGCTGAGCGGCGTAGGCGAGGGCGTCCGCCCCCAGCGGAGTGTCGAGGTCCAGCGCCCAGGTGTTCAGCTGGTCGCCGAGCTCGGCGATCGCAGCCTCCTCGGGGAGGGCGTCGTTGGAGGCGGTCGTGTGCTCTGCGGAGTCGGGGTCGGCCTTCATGGCGGCCAGGTCCTTGATCGTCAGGCCGAGGGCCTTCATGACCTTCGTGTTGGAGCAGCCGGCCCGGCACTTCAGGAGGACCTTGCCGGACTCCTCCGAGACGGTGACGCGGAGAGAGGCCTTGTCGTCGTCGTGGCCAGGGCACTTGCACAGCCAACCGTCGCGCTCCTCCTCGGCGACCTGGAGCTTGGAGAGGAACTCCTCCAGGGTGATGCCATCGCCCGACGGCGTGTCGCTGACCTTGATCGTCATGCGGTCCCTTCTGGTCGGTAGGGCGGACAGGGTAGTTTCATTGTAGCACCCCTGAACGCACGAGGGCCCCGCCCCCGGGCTACTCGAGCCTGGAGGCGGGGCGATCAGGGCGGGGCCTAGCGGAGCCCCTGCCCGAACATGGCCGAGGCCATCAGCAGGGCGGTCTGCTCCGCCGGCGGGGTCGCGAACTCCTTAGCCAGGAGGGCGTCGCGGAACGTGGCCGCGAGGTCGGCGAAGCTGTTCGCCGCCTCGATGATGTCGAGGGGGTTCGGGCCCTGGAGCTCGCCCGGCTTCGGGGCGGCCATCAGGCGACCCGGTACTTGGCGAAGCCGGCGACCTCGTTCATGCCGTCGACCCAGGCGGAGAGCTTCTCGGGCGCCATGTCCTTCAGGGCGTCGAGCGTCTTGGCCTGGGACCAGGCCTGCTTGGTGTCGCGACGGACGAGGATCGGGGACGGGCCGACGTGGCGGTCGCCCTCGGCCTGCACCTGCTCGATGACGTCGGCGAGCTCGCCGAGGGTCATCTCGGTGCTGAAGTCCCCGACGGGGGCGGCGGGGTCGATGTGGGTGTTGGTCTCAAGCATGGCGTGCTCCCTGTTCGTGGTGGGCTGTTGATACGATTGTAGGCCCCGCACCCGGGGGTTAGCCGGGCACGGGGCCGGGGTTTCAGAGACCGAACTCGCGGGGGTACATCTCCTCGAGCTCCTCGATCGCGAGCTCGAGGGCCCGTGCGAAGTGGTCGAGGACGGTGGCGGCGTCCTGGTCAGCGGGGTAGATGACACCGAAGCCGTCGTTGTCCATGACGATGGAGACCGGGAACTCGTTGTCGGAGATGGTCTGAACAGCCCAGCACAGGTTGTTCGTGACGGACGCGTCCGGGAGGAAGTCCGAGAGGGCCTCCTCGTAGCTGACGACGAGAGCGTGGCTGGCCTCGTGGCTGAGGCGGATCGTGTTGTTGTTCATGCTCTAATCGTACCACGCGAGGCGCAGCTACTGGCCGGGGGTCTCCCGGGACTGGAGCAGGAGAATGAAGTCGGAGAGGGGCATGGCCACGACGGCCTCGCCCATCCGCTTGCCCCCCTGCTTGACGACCGCGACCCCGATCGGCCGGCCGGCCCGACGCTTCTGGGCCTGGGCGCCGGCGACCCCGACGCGGACGCCCTCGGCGAGGTTCTTCCACGCCTTGGCCTGCACGACCACGTCTCCGGCCACGTGGAGGTCGCCGACGTCGACAGGCCTATCCTGCCGCGGCCGGACGGCGCGGACGCCGGCGGCCCGGAACGTCTTCTCGAGGTCGTACTCGAAGCGCTTGCCGTCCATCAGTTCACCGAGCGGATGATGTTGCCCAGGTCGGCGATGCCGAACAGCTCGCCCTCGAACTCGAGGATGGGCGTCTGGAGCAGGGGCACGCCCAGACGCTCCTTCAGCTCCTCGACCTTCTCGGGGTCCTGGGTGAGGTCCACCTTGGCCGCGAGCATGCCGGCGCCCTCGAGACGGGCCTCGGCGACCTTACAGGGGGCGCAGGTGGGGGTGGAGTAGAGGATGACCATGCGGTCCAATCTTCCCGGGCTCTCCCGGGCATAGGGGGTGGCGCAGAGCGCAGGGTCTGTGTAAGATATAGATATGAACAGCAACGAAACCACCAACCTGAACCTCGTCTCCCTCGGATCGGTCGTGGACTTCCGCGGCACTGAGTACACGGTCATCAAGCACAACCCGAAGAACACGCAGATCAAGCGGTCGTCGGACGGCGTCATCTTCAACCTGAACGGCTCGGCGCCGGTCAAGGTCCTCGAGAAGGCCACGTTCGAGAAGTCGCTCGACACGCGGTTCGCCGCGGCGGTCGTGAAGATCAAGATGGGCGACGCGGTCCGCGTCCCCAACGGCCGCCTCAAGGGCACCGTGGGGATCGTCTCGAAGGTCACGTCGACCCGCATCGAGGTCGCCCAGCTCGGAGGCGCAGGCTTCTGGGTGAGCATCCACGCGGACCTCGACGTCATCACCCGCGACGAGTACATCGCGAGCCTGTGATGATCGCCGAGATTGTGGCCTCGGTCCACCCGCTCATCTGGGCGGCAGCCGCGGTGTCCGGCGTCACCGTCGGCATCGCCGTGGAGATGGTCTGGGGGCGGAAGGAATGAGCAACGTCCCGCACCTGCCGCCCCCTCCCGAGACCGACCACCACGGAATCACGCACAAGCCCCTCCAGAACCCCGACCGCGACTAGACGACGAAGGCCCGTACCCCGGAGTAGTGGGGTACGGGCTCTCGCCGTTATGAGGCGCCCCTAACAGCAAGCACCCGCCGCGAGACGGGCCTGTGTCTTGGAGCTCGCGCTCCGCAGGGTCCCTGGTCTGGGCGCCGGCTACTGCGGCCCCTTGTTCGCCTCAGCCGGTCAGAAGGCCGGCTTGTCCTCGTCGCCGGCGACCTCGGGCTTCTCAGCCCCGCCGACGGAGCCGCGGACGATGAGCTCCGGCTTGGTCCAGGTGAACTTCTTCCCCTCGACCGTGGTCAGCTTCAGGACGGCCTTGATGGGGCCCTCCGGGAGGCGACGGAGCTTGGGCTCCGGGTCGTTGTGCACCAGCGACCAGCCGCCCGAGCGGAACTCGAACGTGCCCCACTCGGGGTGGTCGGCGACGGTGAACTTGATCCGGATATCCGGGCTGGAGCCGAGGCCCTTCTTGGCCTTGGCCTTGCGGGTGGCGAGGTCCTGGCCGAGCTGGGGGTCGGGGTTGCCGACCTCGTACTCGTCCTCGAAGTCCTCGCCGACGGCCGTGATGACCTCGCCGTCGGTGGCGTACATGAAGTCGCCGTCCTTGGCCCGGCGGACCAGCGAGCTCTTGTAGCTGCCCGCCCCCTCGAGGATGATGTTCACCGAGTCGGTCGTGGTGAACACCTCGAGGTAGTCCTCGCCGGCGGCGTCCCACTCCTGGACACCGTCCTTGGCCGCGTCCTCGCCCAGCTTGGACTTGTCCACGCCGAACGCCTTAGCGATCGCGGACGCGATCTTGGCGTCGCCGGTCGTGATGCGGAAGGCCGACAGGCTCGCCGGCGTGCCGTCGATCTGGTAGCCGGAGCGGAAGCGGCCGACGACGTCGGACTGCTCTTCGGGGGTGGTCTCTGCGTCAGTGTTGATCTTGAGCATGGTTGGTGTGATTCTCCTAGTTGAGAACGGGCGCCGACGTGCTGTCGGCAGTGACCCAGTACGCTCCGCGCTCGGCGAAGTGCTGGGAGTAGAAGGCGCCCACGAGGGGCTGCTTGTCATCGAAGGTCTCGCCGCGGGCCTCGATCCTGGACCGGCGCACGGCCTGGTCGGCCTTCATGCCGAGGAGGAGCACGCCGTGGCGGGCGGCGAGGCGCTCCAGCCGGCGGGCCTGCCTGTCGGTGATCCGGGCACGGCCGCGGTAGATGCGGCCGTAGATGAGCTCGCTGAGGAACGAGCGGTCGATGTAGGTCGAGACGCCGGCCTCGCGGAAGGCGAGCGCGTCCAGGAGCTGGGCGCGGTAGTGCCGGTAGAGCGAGCCCGGCAGGCGGTGGTCGCTGGCGTCGTTGTGGATGACCCGGGGGACCGCCGTCCCGCCGTCGAGGTGGGCCTTGGCCATGCGCTGGACGAACGTGGTCTTGCCGGTGCCGTCCGCGCCCTCGATGAGGATGATCTGTGCGTCGGTCATGAGAAGGAGCCCTCCAGGTGGGTGCCGCCCGCGAACTCGGGCTTGGGGTAGAAGCGGCCGCGGGAGACACACATGACGCCGCCCCTGACCTCGTCGCTGCCCAGCCGCTGGCGGGTCGGGTAGCACTCGACCGCGTCGTCGTCAAGGGCCCGGTTGCACCCGGGACACTTGGTCGAGACGCCGTCGTAGCCGTCCTCCTGGCGCTTGACGTTCTTGGCGTGCTTGGCGTGGTAGCGCCGGCGCACCTCGTCGGCGTCGAGGCCGAGGACGAGGAAGTCGTTGAGGAGGAAGTGGAGCATGTCGATCGCCTCGCCACGGGCGGCCTCGAGGTTCACGAAGCGCTTGGTGGCCCAGGGCTTCCAGCCGGTCTCGGACTCGAGCTCGACCATCTCGTGGAGGAGCGCCTTGTGGTTCCACTGGATGAACTCGGTGACGGCCTCGGCGGCGATAGCACCCCCCGCGGGGATGCGCGCCTCGAGCAGGTCGAAGAGCACCGACGGGTGCATCGTGGGCATCTTCGTCTGGAGCTCGGACTGGGCGTCCAGGAGCTCCTGCAGGGTGTCGGTCATGAAGTTCCATTCTAACGTGCGGTAGGGCAGTCCCGCCTAACCCCGGGACCATCCCCGGGCCGGCGGGCTACGATGTACTTATGGCAATGAACAAGGACCTCAAGAAGCTCATCGCGACGGTCGAGGCGCAGGGATGCGTCGTGACAGTCTCGACCAAGGGCCACCTGCTCTTCAACAAGGACGGCCGGCGAGTCGCCGTGACCGGCTCGACACCCAGCGACGTCAGGTCCTTCAGGAACCTGAAGGCCGACCTGCGGCGAGCCGGCTACGACGTCTAGGCCGGCGGGCGGTAGGCCCGGGAGTCGACCCACGCAGCCAAGTGGCTGAGGGTCATCTCCTGGGCCTCGCCGATCGGCTCGACGGGGTTCCACACCCAGACGCGCCGGTCGGGGTCGTCGTAGTCCTCGGTCAGCTCGCGGACGACGCGCACCTCGGTGCGGTCCTGGCGGGCGCGGGCGCGGAGCCAGGCGAGCTGCCCACGGCCCACGGCCTTCTCATGCTTCTTCTTGAACTCGATGACGGTCAGCTTGCCACGGGGGCCGAGCTGCTCAAAGTCCGCGTCGCCGCGGTAGATGAGCCCCTCGCCGTACACCGTGGCGCCGAGCCAGGACTGGAAGTCGTCCAGCCCCTGCTGGGCCCAGGCCTTCGTCACAGGTCCCCGAAGTAGGTGTAGACGTAGTAGGGGAAGTCGGGGTCCCCCTGCGGGTCGCTGCGGAGGTACTGCTCCACCCGGCCGGCGAAGAGCCCGCCCACGCGGACCTCCACCAGCGAGGCCGGCTTGCCGTTGACCTCCAGCTCGAAGTCGCGGACCTCGCCCTCCATGGAGCCGCCCACGAACGCGCACGTGGCCATCAGTCCTTCACCTGCACCAGCTCGATGGGCTCCACCGGAGCGATCGCCTTCGGCTCGGCGCTCGCCTTGCGGCGGGCACGGCGGACGCGGTTGCCGGCGACGGGGGCGTGGATGATCTTCTTGCTGTGCTCCCGGGTGTAGTCCGTGATGGCGCGCAGGTGGATGAAGACCTCGAGCTCCTCCAGGCCGGCCTCGACGGGCACGAGCTCCCAGCCCTCGGGCCGGACGTGCAGGACCAGGGCGAAGTCGCCCGGCCGGTTCTTGGCGAGGGTGCCGTCCTGGCGGATGATCCAGGGTGCGTGGCGGTAGGCGGCGAGCTGGAGGCCGACCTCGGGGTGGACGCCGGACCGGGTAGTCTTGTTGTCCTGCCAGGCCACGCCGACGAGGGGCTGCTCGACGCCGAAGCTGTCGCGGATGACGAGGTCGGGGTTGTCGTACTCGGCGATCGCGTCGAACGTGCCGGCGTAGTCGTGGACGTCGGAGTAGACGCCCTCCTCGAGCAGGAGGAACCTCGGCTGCATGGTGTCGAGGTAGTGCTTGAAGTGGTCCACGATGAGGCGGACGTCCTCCTCCTCCCTGGAGGTGTCGACCACGTTGCCGAGGGCGAGCTCCTCCATGTAGCCGTGGCTGATCTTGCCGACCTTGGCGCTGTGCGCGGTGAACCGGTTCGGCGCCTTCTTCAGCCAGTCGACGGCGGCCTCCTCGTCGGCGGCACGCAGGTTGCCCAGCTGCTCGTACTTCGCGACGGCCTCCTGGGCCACGAGCTTCTGGCCCCAGGCCTTCAGGAACGGCTTCGGGAGGTTGTCGATGGTCGAGGTGACGCCGGGGATGAAGTCGCCGGTCTGCGGGTGGATATAGAGCCGGTGGTCGTCGCGGGTGATGAACCGGACGGCCGGCTTGCGGGCGGGTACGGGAGCGCTCATGAGCTCTTCTCTGGTGCAGCCAGCACCGAGCGCCAGAACGCCTCGCCGGCCGCACGGGCCACGGGGTCGTTCCAGAACATCGAGGTGCCGGCGGGGTGGGGGCTGGCGTAGACAATCGTTCCAGCGTAGAGGTAGTGGGGCTCGAACCAGTCCAGGCGGGGCAGGTCGGTCACGGCCGTGAAGGCATCCGACACCGCGCGGCCCAGGAACACGACGCGCCGGTACTCCCACAGGCGGGGGACCATCATGCGCGCCAGCTGGCGGGCGGTCGCGGTGTCGAAAGCGTCGTACTTGTCACCGTCGTTGACGCGCCCAGGGAACCAGGACAGGAGGTTGACGAAGTCGGCCCGCAGGTGCATCTCGTGCGGGTCGAGGCCGGCGTAGGCAGCAAGGCGCCGGCCGGACGCGGAGCGCGGGTCGAGCGCGACCCAGTTCTGCTCCGACGCCTTGGCCGGCGCCTGACCCACCACGAGGGTGGAGAGGGTCACTGCTGGTCCCGCACCTCGGCGCCGAGGGCGGAGTAGCCGGCCAGGTCGACCCAGGTGTCGTCCTTCTCGTCACCGCCCGCGAGGCGGGACAGCTTCATCGCGATCATGACCTTGGCGGCGGTGGCCGGCGTGATCTTGATGCCGGGGGCGATGGGGTCGAGCACCAGCTGGATCGCCGCTGCGAGGCGGGTAAAGCTGTCGACCGGGGAGCCGTAGTCCTTCTCACGGTCGCCGTGGATGATCGTGTTGGCCGTCCGCAGGATGGTCTCGCGCTTGGTCGCGCCGACCGGCGAGATGTGCGCCTGGACCTCCGACGCGCCGAGAGCCACCCCGCCCACCATGTCGGTGCGCGGCGGGTAGTTCTCCACGAAGATGTCGAGCGAGGCGGGCTCCTCGTTGTGCAGGCGCTCGAGCCAGTAGCGGCGCTGCGCCATGTAGGCCTGGGCGGGCGTCTGCATCCGCTGGACGGCGGGGTCAGCCTGCCAGGGGCTGAACGACATGTCCTTGATGGCCGAGGTGAGGACGGAGTCCTCGGGGGTGATGGGGTCTGCCATGAGAGCGTCCTTCTACTTGGTGAGGTCCGCGACTGCCTGCGCGGTGAGCGTGTCTACGTATTGTAGCAGGTCCTGGTGCGCACCCCTCGTCTGCACGAGGAACCCCGAGGTTGGGCTCAGCAGGAAGGTGCGGAAGGTCGTGATGCCCCGCCTCGTCGCGGAGCGCCAGGTGGTGTCGCTGCGGTCGTTCGCCCGCTGGGCGTGGTTGAGGAGGGCGTAGACGAGGTAGTCCTCGGCGGGGCCGCGGTCCTCGGTCATCCCCCAGAACATGGTGAACCGCCCGTCGTAGGGCGTGGGCTCCCCGTCGTGGGTCAGCGACGTGAAGAGGCGGTTCCACAGCGAGGGCAGGCGGGCACTGTTCCACCGCTTCGTCCCGTTGAACTCGTAGGTGCCCGAGGCGGCCGTGTTGATCGGGGCGTCGAGGCGGGCGAGCACGTGGCCCACGAGGTCGTGCGGGTAGCCCGCGGAGTCGAGGTACGCGTGGCGAGCGGTCTGCTCGGGGGCCTCGCGCATGACGTCGAGGAGGGCGAAGAGGACCACGTCGAAGGAGGGGCAGGGGATGCGGTTGTCGAGAGTCATACGCCCATCATAGCGCAGAGAAGCCCCCGCGGCACTGACTCTCGCCAGAACCACGGGGGCTGATGCGGGTGACCGGGCCGCGGTTGGGGTCTGCCCTGCGCAGGGCGAGTAGGGCGAGTAGGGGGCCCGCGTTCCGATAAGCCTAAAGGACGAGGTCCCTTAGAACTATATAGGAAGCGTGCCCCCCTGATCGCCCTACGCGCCCTGGATCAGGCCTTGGGGGTCGCCCCGAGGCCGATCGACGTCAGGAACTGGTTGACGAGCGGGATGGCCATGATGCGGGTGATGACCGCCGCGACACCGGTCACGATGCCGGCGGTGGCCAGCAGGACCACGGTGACCTGCTCGGGCAGCGACTGCCCGAACTGCTCGAGGATGATGTCCACGATCTGCGGCACGACGATGCCGAGCGCGATGAACACGGGGATGCCCACCTGGACGATGGTGCGGAGGACGGCCTTGACCGGGTGCTGGACCTGGGTCGCGTTCAGGCTGTCCTGGTAGTCACTGCGAGGGGTGAGGCTCATGAGCTCTCCTTACTTGGGGGGTTGTCGTCGGGCCAGGGGTCCGGCTCGATGCCGGCGTTGATGAGACGGACACGCTGCCGGGCGGCGTGCTCCATCCACCGGATGCGGCGTGCTCGTTCCTCGTCCGCCACCCTGTCGGCCTCGTCGGCCGCCTTGATGGCTTCGTTACGCGCCTTGACGATGTCCTCCTTGCGGTTGTCCTCGCGGACAGCCACGCCGCGCTTGGCCGCGCGGATGGAGTTGATGATCGACGTCACAACGGCGGTCAGGCCGCCGGAGCCGAGGATGGCCACAAGCACGGCGACCAGGTTAGCGTCGCCCATGGGGCCTCCTTAGCTGTGGGACACGGTGTTGGCGGTCTTCCGCTGCATCGCCGCCGCCAGCCGGTGCTTCCAGTCGCCCGGCTCGCTCCCGAAGATCTGAAGCTCGAGCCAGCGCCGGAGCACCAGGAAGAAGGCGAGGATGACGAACGACCAGGTGAACGCCGCCGCGATCGACTCGATGGCGAACTGGCCGAGGACGACGACGTAGATGAGCACGCCGAACGCGCTCGCGATGGTGGCGCTGTTCTCGATCATCCAGTAGCGGGTGAGGCGGCCGAGGAACCCGACCAGCCCACCCCCGAGGAGCAGGCCAGCCCAGACCACGACGAGGGGCTCGAAGCCCCTCAGGATCTCGGTGGCCTGCCCGAACGGGAGAACGGCCAGCGCCACGCCGCCCAGGAACACGACGGCGTAGACGAAGAGGTCGACCACGCGAATGGCCGCTTCGAGAGCCATCTTGCGCCGGGGCGGCGCGGGAATCTTATCCATGAGGTCCTTACTTCCCGAGGAGGCCCTTGAGCCAGTCGTAGAACTCCTGCAGCTTGGACCGGGGCACCAGGACCGTGTCGGACGGCTCGGGCTCCGGCTGGGGCTCGGTCGCGGGCTCCTCAGAGCGGACGCGCACCTGCTCCACGATGTAGTCCATCTTGGACACGAGGAACTCACCGGGGCAGCGGGTCGCTGCGCCAGGCGCCTCCTTGTGGCCCTTGATGTGCTGGCGGTCCGGCTTGACATCGACCCGCACCCGCGTCCCGTCGGGGGCGGTGAGGTAGGGGTCGCTGGAGCGGGACAGCTTGACGAGGTAGACACCGATCGCGATGATCGACTCGACCGAGTCGTCCGAGACCTTCCAGTCCGGCTCGCCGGAGATGTTGGTGGTCTCGATCGCCACCGAGCCGGCGTTGCCCGCGCCGGTCGCGCTCGGCCGCATGGCCGGGTGGATCATCTCAGTGACCACCTTACCATTGACCTCCCACGTCGGGCAGGACCCCCGGTCGTTCGCCGTCTTGAAGTAGGCGACCTGCGAGGTGAAGGCGGTCTCGTGGTGGACGTAGAGGGTCGTGATGACCTCGCCCGCCGGCCGCTTGACCTGGCCGAGGGGAACGTTCCAGCCAGCGACGGCGCCGGGGTAGACCGGCGTGCGGGGCGAGACCACGAAGCCGGGGTCGGCCGGCTGCGGCTGCGGGGACACCTCGACGGCGACCCACGGCTTGCCGGAGTTGAGGAACTCCTGCAGCTTGCGGACCGTGTCGGGGCCGATCTGGCCGTCCTCCTCGGCGCCCACGTTCTTCTGCAGGGCCTTGATGGTCTGCGGGCCGAGCTCGCCGTCGACGCGCGCGCCGAGGGCCTTCTGCAGGGCGCTCGTGGTGGCAGGGCCCCACTCGCCGTCCTGGTCGACGCCCACGGACTGCTGGAGGCGCTTGACCGTCTCCGGGCCGAGCTCGCCGTCGACCTTGATCTGGCCGGGGGCGGCGGGCTGGGCAGGGGCCGCGGGGGCGGACAGGTTGCCGCCGGCGTTCAGGTGCTCCTGCAGCTTGCGGGTGGTCTCGCCACCCCAGTCGCCGTCGACCTTCGCGCCCACGCGGGCCTGGAGGGCCGAGATGGTCTGCGGGCCGAGCTCGCCGTCCACGTGCACGCCGAGGCGGGCCTGGAGCTTGCTGATCGTGTCGGGGCCCATCTGGCCGTCGACGCCAGCCCCGATGCGGGACTGGAGGAACGCGATCGTCTGGGGGCCGAGCTGGCCGTCGACGTCCACGCGCCCGGGGGCGGTGACGACGCCGGAGCCGCCGACGCGGATGCCACGGCCCTCGTAGTGCCAGCCCTCGCGCGGGTTGAAGTAGTGGCCGGCGTTGGTGAAGCCCCAGCGGCCGCAGTTGGCGGCGAGCCAGTTGGAGCGGGCCGAGCCGATGCGGGTCACCCCGGCGTCGTTCCCGGAGTCGCGGAGGTCGAGGGCGATCGGGCCGATGGGGCCGGACTCCTCGTGGTTGGACTGGCCCGGAGGGGCCGCGAGGTTGTAGCCCGGCAGGCGCCGGACCCAGCCGTCGTAGAGCCGCTGCTGCTCGGCGCGCGTGCGCGTGCCCGAGCTGATGATGAGGTCGACGCCCCACACGCGGCGGAACTCCTCCTCCATGAGACGGTACTGGCGCGCGATGTTGACCTCGACGCGCTGGCCGTCGATGATGACGTAGCTGTAAGCCATGAGAGCCTTCCTTGTCAGTCGGCCGGCACGACCCAGGCCCCGTTCACCGAGACGAGAATCTCGGGGGAGAGCCAGGTGTTGCCGTTTGAGTAGAGAACCTGCGGGGCGAGCCACGGGGCGGCGCCGCTCGAGACCTTGACGCTGGAGAGCGTCTTGGCGTAGGTGGTGCCAGACCACGACCCCGCGCCGGCGCTGGTCTGCGCCCGCGAGCGGAAGTAGTAGGTGGTCGCCGGCTTGAGGCCGGTGACGGTCGAGGTGCCGTTGGAGCCGACCAGGGTCGCGTTGTTGAACGACGGGTTGTCGGCGTACTGGAACTCCCAGCCGTAGAGCGAGCCGCCGCGGAGGTCGTTGCCGCTGAAGCGGTAGCGCATCGAGGTGGCGGTAATCTCGTCGGGCCAGAAGCCGGTGGGGGCGGCGGCCGGCTGGGCGATGCGGGGCGCCCAGAACCCGGAGTGGACCTCCGTGTAGCCCAGGGTGCCTCCGTTGCAGTACCCCGCGATGGTCACGTACATGTGACCCTCGGAGTCGTTCCCGAACCAGTTGTCCGAGGCGTGGATCAGCATCTGGTCGGAGTTGCGGAAGTCGTACCCGAAGTTGCCGTTCGACCCCACGGACACGCCGTTGACGACCATGTTGTAGGACGCGCCCGAGGCCTGCCAGGTGGGCGAGTAGCTGTTCTTCCTGATCCAGAGCTCGGAGTGCAGGAGGGTGTTGTTCCCGTTCCACCACGCGTTCTGGCCCCAGACGTAGACACCCTCCTCCAGGCGGAAGGGGCGGTTGGGGAAGTTGGAGCTGACCACGCGGGCCTCCTTACGGGAGCTTGATCCAGATGCGGCCGGGGGCGTGGCCCGGGTCGGCCTGCTGCACCTTGAGGTCGATGGTGTCCCGGATGCCGTCGCGGGTCGTGGCGCCGGTGCCGCCGTTCGCGACGGGGAGCGGCGCCGAGGTGGACGCCCCCAGGCCGAGCGAGTTGCGCAGCGCGTTGAGGGTGGTCTGGCCGGTGCCGCCGTTCGCCACGGGGAGGATGCCCGTCACCTGGCCCGAGGACGCCAGGTCGACGTAGCCGATGTTCAGCCACGCCGTGCCGTCCAGGGTGAACTCCCAGCGCTGGAGGGTCGTGTTGTACCCGAAGCTCAGGGGGGTGTTGGGCCGCGCCGCCGTCGACCAGACGCCCGTGGAGGGGCCGGTGAAGCGACGGAGGTCGGTGAGGTTGGCGGAGGAGATGGTCGTCACGTTGGCCCCGACCGCGACGGCGGCGAGGGGAATCTCGTAGACCCCACCGGTGCCCCACACGGGGGAGGGAGGGGTCGAGCTGCCGGCCGTGCCGGTGCGGATGGCCGGGCCGATGGTGTTGGCCGCGTAGTCGAGGCGGAGGACCACCAGGTCGGCGCGGACGGTCGCCGCGGCCGCCGGGACGGTCACGACCTCGTTGGTCGTCATGAGCACAGCGTGCCCGCGGACGAGGGCGCGGGAAGCGCCGCCGACCGCGGTCACGGTGAGCTGCATGCTGGAGCCGGCGGCCGTCACCTTGAAGTTGTTGGCCGTCGGCGCCCCCAGGATGCCGGACTGCGCGACGGACCCGAAGAGGTCGCCGTACTGCTGCTCCGTCACCGTCTGGTTGTCGAAGGGGTATGCGGTGAGCGCCATCAGGCGACTCCTTCCAGGTCAGGTCTTGATGATGTAGTTCAGCACCCGGTAGGGCTGGAGGTTCCCGGAGTCACCCGACCCGGTCACCTCGGTGTAGTCCCAGGAGTTCTGCATGGTGAACGCACCGTTGCCGCCCGAGGGGCCGGCCACAGCCTGGATATCGGGGCTGAAGTGCACGTTGCCGCCCGCGCCCCAGATGAAGGGGTAGGCGTGCTGGTCGTTGCGGCCGAGGACGTGCTGGTGGGCCTGCAGGTCCTTGTGGCCCCCGGCCTCGCCGAGCGCGTTGAACTGCTCCTGCGACCCGTCCTGCCCGACCGGCACGCGCCCGCGCATGTCCGGCACGACGAACGTCGTGGAGTTGGCGACGCCCCCGACGGAGAAACGCAGGGTGTGCGTCCCCGACTGGGTCCCCGACGTGTTGATCGCCGGGCCCCCGCGGGTGGCAGAGAGGGAGAAGGTGTTGGCGGTCGCCGAGGTCACGTAGTAGGTGGTGTTGGCCGCCAGGCCGGTCGGCAGCGCTCCCGTGGTCGTGAAGAAGACGGCGGCGCCGTTGCTCAGCCCGTGGGCGGTGCGGGTCACCACCGCTGGGCTGGCCACCGACACGGTGGCGGTGCCCACAACCGGGTTGAGGGCCGCGAAGAGGGCGGCGTAGGTGGTCCGGCTCACGGACTGCCCCTGCATGAGGAGCCAGCCCGCGCGGGCGGTCGGGAGGGCGGTCAGCTTGACGTCGCCCGTCTCGGCGAAGGCACCGTCGGGCTTGTTGGAGACGTCCGCCCAGTCCACGCCCTGGCCGACGAGGCGCTCGACCTGGCCGACGCGCTTCTCCACCTCGCGGACCTTGCTCGCGATCTTGGCGTCGAAGCTGAACCCCACGGGGTCGCCCACGGTGGCCTGGCGGAGGACGCCGGCGGGCCCGATGCTCACGGCCACCTGGGTGACGAGAGCGGTCGTCTCCTGGCCGTCGACCACCACGGTGATGCGATCGCCGCGGTACCAGTCGCGACCGAGAGCCATGCCGGGGGTGTCGCTCGGAACTACCTTGAGGCTGTTGACGGTGGAGCCCTGCTCGGCGAGAATCTCCTCGCCGGCCTGGAGGAGCTCGTCGGGGTCGTCGGTGTTGCGCTGGTCCTTGACGACCTCCCAGCGGAGGTTCCAGGCAGCGACCTCGGCGGCCGCCTCGGCGGAGGTGACGCTCAGGATGGTCCGCTCGGCCCCCTCGCCCTGGCCCATGACCAGGACCTCCGACGCCGAGGGCGCGGTGAAGCCGAGCTCGTTGGACTCGAGGCCGCCGTTCCTGATGTCGAGGCGCACCTCGCCGGTCTTGTCCTGCGGCTCGTAGACGTCGAAGGCGACGCCGTCGCCCGACTGGCGGAACTCCCAGCCGAGGCCGGCGGCGGTGCCCAGGGACGAGAGGAGGTCGCCCAGCACGTCGAAGCGGCTGGAGCACTTGACGTCAGCGCCGCGGAGGCTGTTCGCCGCGATCGACAGCCAGGGGTAGCGACGGGCCGGGATGGCAGTCGAGCCAGCGTTCAGCTGGACCGCGAGCTTCATCACGGTCTCGCCGTTGCCGGACTGCTCCCAGTAGCCCGCCGTCTGCGCGGTCGCGGGGCTGGCGGGGTCGCCGTACACGCGCGTTGCGGCGGCCACGACGTTGTCGTCCACGCCGGTCACCAGCCAGGTGCCCACGGGGTCGGCGCCGTCCTGGCTCAGGCGGGCCGAGCGCATGCGGCCGGAGAAGATGCGGTACTTGTGGACCCCCGCCTCCACCCAGTGCTCGGTGACGACGATGCCGGAGCCCTTCTCCTTGAGGGCCGGCAGGAGGACGTGCTCGGCCGGGAGCTTGAGCTCCCAGGAGCCGACGCCGTTGTGGACGTCCACGAACTTGAGGTCGGTGTACTCCGGGGCGATCTGGCCGACACGCTGGAAGTCGCGGTCCCTGACCTCGATCGTGAAGTCGGCAGTCTCGCTCATCAGTACATGACCTCCCGGCGCTCGGGGTAGACGGCCTGGATAGAGGTGGCCGTGGTGGCGTCCGCCATGGAGACGTCCACGATGGACGTCCCGGGCGGGAACTCAAGGAACCAGGGGGCCGGGCCCAGAGCGGTGTAGAGGTTGGCGCCGTTCTGGTCCTTGATGGTCCAGCCGCCGTCCTCGAACTTGATCGTGACGACGCCGCCCACCGGGATGGAGTAGTCCTCCAGCACCAGGCCCCGGCCGCCGATCGTGATCGAGAGGCCCGAGCCCGGACCGGTGATGGTCCAGGTCGGGCGGCTCGCCACGTCGCCGACGTTGTTCACGACCACCTGGCCCTGCGCGACCGAGCTCGAGACGTGGAGCTCCGCGAGCTCGGGCAGGAGCGGGTCGCCGAGGGCGGGCTTGACGGTGAGGGACTGGAACTGGACGGAGGTCCAGTAGGGGTCGGGGCACTTGAGGACGATCGGCATGTCCGCCTGGCGGGTCGGGTTGTTCCCGTACTGCCCGGACGCGCCGGCCTCGTAGACCGCGTCGATGTAGTACGACCGGCCGTCGTCGTAGTCCATGAAGACCTTGAAGGGCTCGCGGATCGTGCCCGCCAGCCGGCGGAGCAGGAGCTCCACCGCCGCACGGGACATGCCGAAGGCCGAGATGGGGATGACCAGCTCACGCTGCACCCGGCGGGTGCCCCGGAGGCGCGCACCGTCGGCCGCGCCCTCGAACCACGAGTTGATGACGGGCACCATGCCCCACCCCGACCCGCCCGGACGGCGCATGAGCTCGTCGGGCGAGTCGAGGAGGGTGACGGACTGACCGTTGGCGCCCACGAGGCGGATAGTCGCGTCAATCATGGCAGGAATACCTCCGCGCGGTTGGCGAACGTCTCGAGCTCCTGCGAGGGAGTCGAGCCGAGGGGTGCATGGTTCTCGAAGATGATCGTGCGGCCGTCCGGGACGTCGTCGTAGTCGGGGTTGACCTGCGCGCCCTCAGGGAGGTTGAGCAGCTCGGGGCCCCGCTCGCCGACGACGGTGTAGCCGGCACGAGTGACCGTGCCCCCGTTCATCAGCCCCGGCAGCACGCCGCCGTCGCGCATGGCGAGGTGGACGTGGTTGTAGTGCTGGGCCTTCACCGCCGGCGACCAGCCCGCGAAGGGCTTGCCGTTCAGCAGCTGGCGCGAGCCGGCCGGGGTGTAGATGAGCTCGGAGGCGTTCGGGAACATGCGCGCCAGGGCATTGAACGTGTTCATGCTGGCCGGCACCACGTCGATCGCGCGCCCGAGGGCGTGGTACGACTGACCGCCGTTGACGGTCCTGGAGCCGGGGCGGAAGCCCGACGTCATGACAGCGCCGGGGAGCGCCGCCTTGACGACGTTCCACATGTTCTGCCAGCCCATGCCCTTGGTGCCCTTGCCCGCGCCGCCAGGCGCCTGGAAGAGCTTGGACGCGCCCTTCACCATGTTGGTGACGAGCCCGCCCACCGTCTTGCCGAAGACGCCGTCGCCGGCGCCCGACATGAGGGGCTGGATGATGCCCTGGACCACGTGCTTCTGGATCGCGCCGGCCGGGTCGCTCAGGAACTCCCAGGCCACGTTGGCGGCCCCGGTGATGTTGTCCCAGACGTCGCCGGCGAAGCCCATGACGTGGCCCCAGACGCCGCCGTCCTTGAACCCGAGGGACCCGCTGCGGGCCATCCGGTTCAGGCGGTCGACGCCGGCCTTCCCGCCGACAAGGCGGGTGAACTCCGGGCGCATGATCGCCTCGCCACCGGAGAGCGCGAGCCCGCCGGCCGTAGGCGACCAGAACTGGTGGACGTCCCGGCCCGGCGTGTAGCCGGGCATGACGCCACCGGACGCGAACTTCACGAGCTCCGCCTTGGGGAGCTTCATGTCGTTCAGGCCCAGAGTACCCACCATATCGTTCCAGAAGGAACGGAGGCCGTTGTTCCAGACAGTGTCCAGGACGAAGTTGATCGGGACCGCGGCAGCCTTCTTGATGCCGTCCCACGCCGTGCCGATCGCCTTGGCGACGTTCTCGAACGCCTTGCCGATCAGGTCGATGCCGACCTTGAAGGGCGAGAAGACGTTCTGGTCGATCCAGTTCCACACCGTCTGGAGGACGGTGCCGATGGCCTCGAAGGCCGGCTTCACGAAGGTCTCGTAGAGGATGCGGAAGCCGAGGCCGAGGAGGTTCAGCTTGTCGGTGATCCAGTCGACCACCGGCTTGATGACGTACGTCCAGATCCAGTTGAAGATGTCGCCGATGGCCTTGAACATCGGCTGGACGGCGTTCGTGTAGAGCCACATGGCCACCGCTCCCCAGAAGCGGAAGTAGTTGACCACGAGGTCCACGATGGGCTTGATGATGTAGGTCCAGAGCCAGGTGAAGACCTCGCCGATGCCCTTGAACACCGGCTGGAGGACGTTCTCCCAGACCCACGTGAAGACGGCCGAGATGTTGGTCCAGGCCTCGCCGAGGAAGCGGGTGAACTCAGCCCACACCGCCCGGCCCAGCTCGGTCTGCGTGAAGAAGTAGATGAGGCCGCCCACCAGAGCCGCGATCGCGGTGACGATCAGCATGATGGGGTTGGCGTTCATCACGAGGTTGAACGCGGCCTGGACGCCCGTGGCGATCTTGGTCGTCGCCAGGAACTTGGCGAGCCCGCCGGCGGCAGCAATGTTCGCCGCGATATTGATCGCGCCGAAGCCCGCCGCCACGATCCCCAGGCCGATCCCGATGGGCGCGATCCAGGTGAGGTTGTTCTCGATCCAGTCGATGGCCGGCACGACGGCGCCGAAGGCCTCCGAGATGGCACCCGTCACGACCGTGAACGCCGGAGCGAGCCGCTCGAGGATCGCGGCACCGACCTTGACGACGCTCGCCTGCATGTTGCCGAGCGCGCCCTCGAAGGTCGAGGTGCTCTGCGCAGCCTTGACGGCGACCGGGTCCGAGCCGAGCTCGAGGAGCGCGGCGTTGAACTCCTCCGAGGTAATCTCGCCCTTGGACATGGCCTCGCGGAAGTTCCCGACGAAGGCGCCGTTCTTCTCGAGGGCCTGCTGGATCTTACCGCTCGCGCCGGGGATGGCGTCGGCGAGCTGGTTCCAGTTCTCGGCCGTGAGCTTGCCCTGGCCGGCGGTCTGGGTGATGACCATGCCGACGGACTTGAACGTCTCGGCGTTGCCGCCGGCGATCGCGTTGAGGTTACCCCCGGCCTCCGCCAGCTTGTCGAAGTCCTTGACCCCGTTGGAGGCCAGCTGCGACGTGATGTTGCGGATATCCGTCAGGTTGTAGATCGTGCGATCGGCGTAGGCCTGGGTCGACTTGGTGAGCTGCTTGATGTTCTTGTCGGAGACATCGGCGAACTCGAGGGTGGAGCGGAACTTCTTGGTGGAGTCGACCTGCGCGGCCATCTCGCCGACAAGGTTCTTGATGCCGGCGAGGGCGGAGGCCGCCATGGGGGCAACGATACCGGCCACGGCGCCGGCCATCGCACCGCCGAAGCGCTTGCCCGAGTCCCGGCCCGCCTTCTCGACGTCGCTGCCGAGCTCCTTGGAGATGACGCCCTGCGCGCCCTCGAACGAGGGGACGAGGCGCACCCACGCGGTTGCAATCTCGACGCCAGTGGGCATGGGAACTCCCGACTTTCAGGGGTGGCGGATGAGCGCGCGAGGCGCTAGAGTAGAGATATCAAGTCAACCACGAAGGAGACCGATCATGGCTAGGAACTTCCGCACAGAGGACGAGGCGATCGCCTACGAGATGTCCCTGTACAGCTTCACCGGCCCGCACTTCCACACGGAGCACCCGCGGGACGAGGCCGGCGAGTTAACCCGCGAGACCCACATGGTCACGGACCGCTGGGGCAACCAGTACGAGGACTTCGTGACGATCCAGGTCCCCTGCGAGGGATGCTGGCTGTAGACGAGGGAAGCCCCCGGCCGAGTCATTCGGTCGGGGGCTTCTTCGCGCGCTTCCTGCGCTTGGACTTGCGGCCGTCCCACCAGTCGGCGAACTGACTGATCGGGATGGCGCCCTTGCCGAGCACAGTGGCCTTGGGCTTCTCCCACGGACGCGGGATGCGCTTGGGCTTCTGGGCAGACCGCCGACCCGCGCGCTGCCAGTTGGCCATCGCGAGGTGGTCGGCGGCGATCGCCATGAGCTGGGCCTCGATCGTCCACGCGGGGCCGTGGAGCTCCCGCGCGAGGGCGGACGCGGTCTCGGCCTGCACGTGCTTGACGAAGGCGGAGAGGTCGTACCAGGTGAAGGCCTCGGTGCCGAGCGACTCCAGAGTGAGCCCCCGCACGAGCAGGTCGTACTGCAGAGCCTGCCGTGCGGGGGGCCGGCTCAGGACGTCTCGGTGGAGGCCGAGGATTCCCCCACGGAGAGCCCGCTGTCCTCCTGCCAGGCCTCCATGAGCGCCATGAGCTGCTCCTGGTCGAGGGCGCGCACGGCCTCGCGGGCCTCGCCCTGCCCGAGAATCTCGAGAATGTCGGTGATGGCGACCTCCTCACCCTTCAGGGAGAGGGTCTCGACCTGGCCGACGCTGAGGTACTTGGCCTTCGGGATCGAGTAGGTCTTGCGGTCGCCGGGGACCTTGAACTGGAACTGGTTCTGCTTGATGGAGCGCTTGCTCGCGGGAACTTCGAACGCCATGGCGGGAGCCTTTCGTCTTGGGTGGGTCGGGAGCCTAGGAGGTTACCTGGGGGGACGGGCTCCCGTCGTCCCCCCAGGTGGTGGATCAGACGCCGGTCGAGAAGACGCCGTCGTCCGTGTAGATGTAGATGTTCTGGCCGTCCTCGTCGGGGTAGGTGGCCAGCTCGACGGGCAGCGTGATGGCGCCCGTGGCGGTGAGGGGAATCTCGCCGCGGCTGACGACCTGGCCCTTGGGGACCACGACCAGCACGCGCCGGTCGCCGTCCTTGACCTTGAAGACCCAGCGCTTGGTCTCGAGCTCGTTCTTGCCGAGGCTCATGCGCATCTGCGTGCCCGTGGTCGAGGTGGCGGCCGCGATGTCGACGTTGTCGTCACCGAAGTAGTTCCGCGCAGCGCCGGCCGAGAGCTCGAGGTGGGTCCACGAGATGGTGCCCGTGAACTCGGTGAGGATGCGGCGGATCTCCGCGCCCGACCAGTCCTTGATGGACTCGGTCGTGTCCTCGGGGGTGATGGTCACGCCGTCCTCGGACACGTAGCCCGAGTCGGTCAGACCAGCGAGGTCGACGTCATCGATGAACTCGGCGGCGGGGACGTCCGTGGTCGCGCCGGACAGGATCGCGCCGGTGACAGACTGATCCGGGGCGCCGACGAACACGTTGTTTGCGTTGACAGGCATAGTAGCCAGTCTCCTTTCAGAGGTTGACGACCCGCCGGCGAGCTGCCGGAGCGATCGTTGTGATGTACCGCTTGTGCGTCGGCACGGACGGCAGAGGGTAGTTCTGGGGCAGGCCCACGAACCGGATACGGGACACCGCGACGTCACCGATGCGCCCGCGGCTGCGGACGGCATACTGGAGACGGGCGAGGACGCTGTCGAGCGCCTCCCTAGCGGAGGTCTCGCGCAGCCCAAAAGCCTCGATCGTGACGAACGGCTCGTCCTGCACGATGTTCAGCTCAGAGCCCCCGGTCGCGAGGACGCGGAGGAAGAGTGCCGGCTTCTCAGCCGGGATGGAGGTGCCGACCGTCCAGAGCGGGGAGAGCTCATCGATGACGGCCTGCTCGATGTCGGTGGGAATCAGGAGCTGGTCCACGTCACCTCCCGCGATCGAGCGCGCGCATGAGCGCGTTGTTCTCCGCCGACGCGAGGCGCGCGGCGTGGTTGGCGGTCCGCACGACCGTCTGGGCGCGGTCGTAGCCGAGGAAGCTGTCGACCGCCCACTCCTCGCCGTTGTCCCTCGGGAGGCCGGCCTCGATGGCGTGGCCCCTGCGGGTGAGGTCGGCCTGCACGCCCGGGGACTTGAGGAGGGCGACCACGCCGGCGGGGTTCATGCGGATCTTCGTGACCGCGCCCACCATCAGCCGGCCCACCTCGAGAGGCGGATGACCATGTGGTCCAGGACGCCGGAGCCCCACACCTCGGGGGCGCCGTTCACGCGGAACTCCCCGTCGGGGAGGACCAGCACGTCGTCGTCCTGCACGTCGCTGCCCGGCTGGGCCCAGACGGTCTTGACGACCTCGTAGCCGTTCCGGTTGATGACGTCCTCGGTGCCGGTGCCCGGCTGGGCGTCGCCGTAGATCGTGGCGGTGGCCGGCGTGCCGGTGTAGTCCCGCGTCTCGGAGCCGTGGTCGGAGACCATCGGGTACCGCCGGCGGGTGATCGGCTTGGCCATGAAGGACGGAAGCATCAGGCCTCCTTGGGGAGGCGGTAGGAGTTGACGACCGCGAGGTCGCGCTCCAGCAGGCTCAGCCCGCCGGCGACGCCCGGGGCCGTGGTGGCCCAGCTCATCGCGACCTGGCCGGCCTGCTCGCGGGTGGCGCCCGTGGGGGAGCTCAGCGCGATCGAGGCGACCTGCAGCACGACCTGCTTGAGGTCGGCGGGCACAGCCTCGTAGCCCGAGTTGAAGACGACGACGACGCCGCCCCAGGACTCGGGGAAGTGGCCGCCCCTGCGCCGGAGGTTGCCGGTGCGGTGGGACCACTCGAAGTCGGTGACCGGGGACCCGTCGACCTGGACGGACGCCACGGAGTTGACCCTCAGCGAGGGCAGGTACAGGACCGACCCACCGCCGTCGAGGGTCGCAGTCACGTCCTCGGCCGGCGCGATGTTCCACCCGCAGTAGCGGCGGATGGCCTCAGTCGCGCCATCGAGGACGAGCTGCGACCGCTCGTCGGACGGCGAGATAGCGCCCTTGGTGTACGCCGAGAGCTCAGCAGGAGTCGCGAACGCAACCATGGGCAGGACCTCCTCAGGTCAGGATGAAGCGGATCAGGCCTTGTTCTCGGGGGCGTCGGCAGCCTTGTTGTCGGGCTGCTTGGCCGCCTTCTCAGCCGCGTCGACGTCGGCCTGGTGGGCCTGGCCGCGCGCGGTCTCATCGAGCTTGTTGTCGGGCTCCTGAGAGTCCACGACCGGGGCGGGGTCCGCACCGGCGGGGGCGGACTCGGTCTCGACGCCGGAGCGCCGGACGAGCTTCGCACCCTTGGGGAAGCCGACCTCGCCGGCCACTTCCTTGTCCCACTGGAAGGTGCGCGACCCGAAGTTGGGGTCCTCGACCTTGTATTCCTGAAGCGCCATGCGCTCCTCCTTCTCGAGGTGGTGTCCCAAGGGCCGCCGGCGCTAGACCAGCGGCCCCCGGGGGGTAACTCACGCGGTGAGCGTCAGCTTCACGAACGCGGTCGGACGGTACACCGCGAGGAGGATGCGCTCCTCGGCCCGCAGGGCCACGCGGTTGTACTTGAAGTCGTCCTCGTTCGAGTTGGTCGAGTCGACCTGGATGCCACCCTTGCGGAACAGCTGGGCCGCCGTGCCGAACGCGCCGACCAGGACGGTGCCCTGGGCGATCGCGGGGGTCACGATGGTGCTGACGCCCCACAGCGGGGGGTTGCCGCCGGCGAACGGGCCGCCAGCGTAGTAGCGCTCGTCGCCGTCCTTCGCGAGGCGGAGGACCTCGTAGTCGGCCGGGTTGATGACGATGCCGTCAGCCGTCTCCTGCGCCGACCCGGTCGAGACCATGGTCAGGGCGTGGAAGATGGCGTCGAAGCCCTTCTGAGGCGTGTAGCCCGCGGAGGTCGCGTAGGTCTGGAGACCCGAGCGGTTCAGGATACCGCGCAGGTTCGGGGCGGTACCCGAGCCGTTGAGGATCTGGTCCTCCTCGACCACCACGAGGCGGCCGACGAGCTGCGAGTTGATGACCGAGACCAGGTAGTCGGTGTCGCTCATGGCCTCGTCGGAGACCTTGGTGATGACCGCGATCTTCGACAGCGCCTCGGTGACCGGGCTGAAGTTGAAGTGGATCTGAGGCTTCAGACCCTCTTCGGCGACGGCCGCGGGCTCACCCTCGACCGCACCCTGCACCCAGTAGGTGAGGCTGGTGTTCTGCATCGCGCCCTGGCCGAGCAGGTTCGCGATGGTCAGGCGGCGCAGCGGGGTCGCGTAGACGCCACCGTACTGCACCTTGCCGTTGCCGTCCACCGTGTTGGTGTCGGTCGGCGCCTTGAACTCCGGAGCCGACGCGGTGCGCTGGCCCTGGCCCTTGAGGAACGCGGCCTGCGCGCCGGACTTGACGAAGTGCTCGCCGAGCGTGGCGGCCTTGGCGCCCGAGGGGGCGTCGGCCGAGTCGGTGACCTCGCCGGCCCCGCCCAGGTCGGCGACGGCCTGCATCAGCTTGGCGTTCTTCTCGCCGCGCTCGATGATGCCCTTGAGCTCGACCGCGCGGGCCGAGTCCTTCTCGATGTCAGCGGCTTCGGCGTCCGTGAGCTCACGGTTGGACGCCTTCACGCCCGCGACGATGGCGCTGAGCTTGGCCTGGATGGCGGCCAGTTCTGCCTTGGGGTCCATGGGGACTCCCCTTTCGTGTGGTGTGGTTACGACTCAGAGAGTCGAGATGAAGGACGCCGTCGCGAGAGCGGACTTGGTGCGCGCAGCGGCGGACTTGGCCTCCTGGCCCTCGTCCTCCCGCGACTTGCCCGAGCTGGCCTCGTCGTTGGTGTCGTTGGAGGCCTCGGCCGACTTGATGACGGCGCCGAGCGCCTCATAAGCCGAGCGGAGGGACTCCAGGTTCTTGGCGGAGAGGACCTTGCCGGCCTTGAGGGAGATGGACTCCTTCAGGGCCTTGACGGCCAGGACCTCCGTGTCGGAGTTGGCGCCGAACGGAACGACCGACGCCTCGTAGATCTTGACCTTGCGCAGCTCGCGGGCCGTCTTCTCGTCGCCGAGGTCCACGATCCCGTCCTCGAGCGTGTCGAAGGCGAAGGACATCTGGTTGATCCGGCGGCCCTTGAGCATCCGGTACACCTGCTTGGCCTTCGGGTTCTCGAGGTCCAGGACGGCGTGCACGAGAAGCCCGTGGTCGTCCTCCACCAGCGACTTGGCGTAGCCGAGGTTGCTGAAGGGGTCCACGAGGTCGTGCCCGAAGAGGATCGGCATGACGGCGTCGGACTTCTCCCACTCCGCGATGGAGTCGGCGAAGGCGCCCTTGGCGACCACGTCGCCATAGCTGTCGGGCTCGCGGGTCCAGGTGCTGACGTACGCCGTGAACTCGCCCTCAGCGAGGTCCACTCCGTCGTCGCCGGCAGCCTTGAGCCCGGTGAGCCGTACGGACTTGAGGTCCATGTTGCTCCTACTTGTCGTAGTTGATGTCGACGCCGCAGCCGCAGTTGCTGACGCCCTTGGCGCCGAGCACAGGGTCACCGGGCCACATGGCCCCGTTCGAGAACGGCTCGTCAATGGGGACCGTCTCGCCGCCCATGGCAGCGTGGCGGGAGTTGGGGAGGCCGGAGGCTACCCACGTCTTGGTCGGGCCCTTCTCCGCGGGCACCAGCTGCTTGGCCGCCTCGACGGCCGCGAAGGCGCCGATGAAGGTCAGCAGGGTGTTGGAGACGGTCTTGGCGTGGGACTTGGTGTCCTCGTAGACCGTAGCAGGGTCGGTGCCGTTCTCGAGGGCCTCCTCGTAGTGGTCCCGCACAGTGGCGTTGACCAGGTCGGCGCGGCTGTCCGCGACCGACTTGAGGAAGTTCTCGGTCCGGGCGACGGAGTAGTCGTCCGGGTTCAGGTCAGCACCAGCCGCTACCCGGCGTGCAGCACCAGCACTCTCCGTGAGGAGGTGCGGGAACAGCAGGCTCGAGAGCTCCTGGTTCCACTTCTTCTGGTTCCACCAGTCCGGCTCCGCCTTCTGGCCGATCCGGCCGAGCGTCACGCGCTTGACGCGCTCGAAGTAGTCCGCGAGGTCAGCCTCGAGGGCCGGGGACTCCAGCGCCTTCCGGCCGGAAGCAACCTCACCACGCGCACGGTCTCCGTGAGCCATGCCGTTTGACTTGGGTGCCGCCTTGCCAGGGTCGCCAGTTTCCGCGGCCCCAGAGGAGACCGGAGCGTCGGCCGCCGGACCGTTGTTGCCGGCCGCACCCATGTTCAGGGGGGCCAGGAGCTCGTCGCCGCCATCGATCGCCGACAGGTTGACCTTCTTGCGCGCCTCGTTCGGCGTCATGTAGGGGCCGCCGACAGCCTTGAACAGCTGCTCGGCCTCCTCCTGGAAGTCGCCCTGGAGCTTCTCGTGGATGTTCAGCTCGAAGTAGTGCGTCGAGGGCTCACCGATGATCGGGAGGAGGAACTGGTTGATCGTGTCCTCGACCTGCGCGACGGAGGGCCCGAGGGTCTCCGTGTAGAGCATCTTGCGGAACTCCTTGACCGACGCGAACGACGCCGTAGCGCCCTGCACGCCAACCATCGAAGGCGGGACGTGGTAGGCGCCAGCGACGGTCGCGAGGCTGAGGGTCGCGGCCTCGAGCCACTGCTCCTCCTTCGCGGTGAAGCCGACGCGCTTGAGCTCCATCCCGTCCTCGAGGAGGGGGGTGGAGCCAGCGTTGGCACCGGTGCCGGACCACGAGCTCTTCCAGTTCTGGATGAACTTGGCCTTGGCCTCGGGCGACCACTCGGGGGCGTCCTTCGGGCGAGACATGAACATGCCGACCCGGCCGCCGCGCGCCCACATCTGCTCGCGGAACTTCATGGCCGCGACCTGCTCGGCGAGGGTCGAGCGGAGCGACACGACCGCGGAGCTGCCCTTGGCGAAGGTCGTCGGCGAGTAGCCGCGGAAGACGACCGCGTCCGAAGCCTCGACGTAGTACCAGGTGTTGGAGCCGGGCTTCTGGACGCGGTAGCGCTCGGGCACGCCGAAGGCGTTCGACTTGTGGCCGGTGATCCAGGACCCCGGGATGGGGTCGATCTGCCAGCCCTTGTCGGTCAGCTTCGGGACCCAGATGGCGATGTCGTAGAGCGCGAGCTCGGAGAACAGGTGGGCGAAGAGGTCGTAGCCGGTCATGTAGTCGTTCGGCTTGTTCAGGAGCTGGGCCGCCTGCGAGGTGCGGACGCGCTCGCGCCCGTCGTCGGGACCGTGCCGGTAGACGTGCCGGCCGAGCTGCGCGCCGTTGCGGGCGACGAAGCTCACGACCGTGCGGAGGTGCGGCTGGGTCTCGTACAGGTCGCCGGCCGTCATGCCTTCCACGAGGGACTGCGCGACGAGCGGGTCGTAGATGTTCAGGTCGGAAGCCAGCTGGCCGCCCACCCCGCCGGCCGCGTGCGGGCCCGAGCCCCAGAGGGTCTGCGTGGCCGCCTTGACGGCGTCTGCGAGCTTGCCCATGGGGCCTCCTTTAGAGCATGAGGTCGAACTCGGCCGGCGCGTCCTCGTAAGCGGAACGCTTCACGACGACCTCACGGTTGAGGAGGGCCCAGACGGCCGCGGTCGCGGCAACGAGGGGGCTGACGTCGGCTGGCGACTTCGACCGGTCCCAGAACCAGCTGTCGCCGGCGATCTTGGGAAGGGCGGTGTTGGCTGCGACGTCGAGAGCGGGCTGCGGCCGGTGGAAGGCCAGCGGGTCGTGCTTCTCGTCGTCGTCCAGGTGGGTGATGAGGTCGTAGAACTGGCCGGTGCCGCGGCCGAGGTCCGTCCCGCCCCAGTGGGCGGTCGGGAGGTCGGACTCGTCCAGCGCGTCGGTGAGCGACGAGACGGGGGCGCCCGAGAGCTGCCAGGTCACGATGTCGGGCTTGCGCTTGCGGTCGGGCGACTTGAGCCAGGGGATGACCCACTCGGTGCCGGCGCGCGAGGCGACGACCTCGAAGTGGACCTTGCCGTCCGGCCGGTAGCCGGCGATCGCGATCCGGGTCATCGTGCGGTCCCACGAGGTGTCGATGCCGTAGGCGATGCGGGTCTTGTCGGCGAGCGCGGACTCAGGGTCCTTGCTGCCGTCCCAGGTGCCAGAGGGGAACGGGCCCTCGATGGCTCCGTCGAACCACTGGCAGAGCACCTCGGTGCGGAACTCCCACTCGGGGTCGGAGTTGAGCGCGGAGATGATGGCCTTCTCGGTGATCGTGTAGCCGAGGGAGGGGTTGGCCTCCTGCCAGCCGGCGCGGTCGCGGATGGACCGGCCAGGGGCGGCGCTCCACTCAAAGATGCCGATGGAGTCGTCCTGAGGCAGCTCGTCGTCCTCGAGGTCGATGACCTCCTCCTCGATGGGCTCGCCCGTGGCCGGGTCGACCCAGAGGCCGTCAGGGTCACCGAGCGTGCGGTGGGCCTGGCGCCGGAGGTGGCGGAGGACGATGGAGGAGACGTCGCCGGCGTTGGAGAGGGCGAAGACGATGGAGTTGTCGCGGGCCATGGTGGTCTTGGAGATGGCCGACCAGGCCTTCCAGGTCTGGTGCTCGCGGAGCTCGTCCAGCATGACCAGGTCGCCGGAGAGACCACGGCCGCCGCGACGGGTCGCAGCCTGCACCTTCCAGCGCGAGCCGTTGGACAGCTCGAGCGCCTTGGAGCCGCGCTGCTGGACCACGCGGGTCTTCTGCTGCACCAGCTCCTCGTCGCCCTCGACCATGTCCACGCCGCCCTGCCAGACCTCCTCGGCGATGTCGAGGTTCTGGGCGGTGCTGAGGATGAGGGGGACCTCGACCACGTACATGAAGAAGAGGGCCAGGAGCTGCGCGAAGGTCGACTTGCCGTTCTGGCGGGCGACCAGCAGGATGACCGTGCGGAAGCGGAACTGGCCGTTGGGCAGGAGCTCGAGCATGTGCTTGCCGAGCCAGTCCTGCCAGGGGAGGAGCGGGGTCTCGCGCTCCGCGCAGAACTCCGCGAAGGCGAAGCCGAGGGTGGTCTCAGGCGTCAGCTCGCGCAGGGGCGGGGTGTAGACCCGCGGCACCTGGTTGCCGAGTAGCGCCTGCGCCATGTCAGCCTCCGGTCTGCTGGGCCTTCTTCGCCTGGTCCTTGATGAGCTGGAGCCGGCTGGCCTTCTTGGTGTCCGCCGCCGCGATGCCCACGGCCTTGCGAGCGGCCGGCGTGGCCAGGAGCTCGCGGAGGATGGCGACCAGGTGCGGCGCGAGGTAGAGCGCCTTCGTCTTGTCGGTCGCGGACGCCGTGGGGTCGGCGAGGATGCTGTCGATCGACCGGGCGATGGAGCGGCCGGTCTCGATGATCGCGGCGTCCACCTTCTCGGTCTGCTTGTTGTCCTCGAGCGCCGCGTTGAACGCGGAGAGGAGGGACTGCTCGAGAGGCATCAGGCGAACGCCGCCGAGGGAGCGACCTTCGCCACGACCTTGTCGGCGAGCCGGTCATCGGTGACGATGCCCCACAGCCGCAGCTTGGGCATGTACTCGTCGGCGTGGTGGCCGCAGTAGTGGAGCTCCAACTCGTTCTGCTCGAACTTGCTCACATGGACGAGGGAGCGCGCAGGGCAGCGCGGGCCGTCACACTGAATGAACTCGTCCATGATGTCTCCTTGAAGGTTGGCCACCGACGCCCGCGGACGGTATGCTACGGGCGCCGGTGGAAGCACGTGCCTGGGTGCCGGCGCGACCGGCTGACGTCGCCCAGGGCGGCGGTCCCTGGCTCAGACCTAGACGTCAGGCTCCGCCGCGGTGGTCACCGCCGGTCTCACCCTCGCGGTTGCCCGCATCGGTGGTCTGGGCGGCGGCCCTCGCGGGTTGCCTGCGCCTAGGCTGGGCCTGAGGCGGTAGTGGGGGCGGCCGGTGTCGATCCGGCTGGCTACGGGGTTACGGCCCGCGCCGCAGGCTGCTGCTCGCCCGCGAAGCCCGGGGAGGGCTCGGGGGTACTTCCTTATACCGCGCGCACGCGTCGCGCGATGGGGTGGGCCTCTCGCACACACACAAACCAT